CACATGTCAATGGTGCAACACACACAGACAGTGTGAGCATTTCTGGAATAGCATCAACACAATTATATCCATCTGTTAATAATAGACATATTTCTTTTTATGCTGATGGTGTTGAAAAAGATGCTGGACATTTTTATTGTAAAAATTTTACAATAAAAGAACAATATACAATCATTGATTATGCTGAATTGGGAGCATATTTGAAAAATCACATTGGCACAGAGCTCAATGATGACATATCTGGATGTGTTGTGGTCAGCAATATATATAATTTCACACAAACAGGGTGCATTATAACAACAAGTTATGAGGCATTAAAAGCAATTGAATATTATAATTGTGGAATTATTCAATCAGGAAGAATTGATGTCAGTGGAACAAATAAAAGATATTTTTATGTAAACAATCAGAATGCATCATCATCAATCAGGTCTGATGTTTTATATGATGCCACAAGCAACACATCACAAATAAATATTCCCCAATCCAATGCAATCAACAGTGATGTGGCAACAAACAGATTTGTTGAGCTCATAAAAAATGCAAATGATAAAATGCTTTATGGTTTTACACAGGGATATTTGCCAGACATCTCATCTGGCTCTGAACAATACAGAAAAACAATTGCTGGTCAGGGAGAATTCAGAGCTAATACATTAAAGAATTATCCAAGAGCAATATTCAATCAGAATGTTGATGCTGGTGATTTTAGAACATATTGTTGCTATAAAAATTATATATTGCCATCTGACCTCACAAATTGTTCTATTATTCCAACAAACAATGGAACATATGTGATTATTGATTCACATGTTTCCAAAACAAATGGACACATTGCAATGAATGATGATTTTATAGGCAAAACCATTGAGATTATTGAATCTTATAATTTTACATTGAAATCAAATGTTGTTGGATATAATGGAATTACATTTGATGTTACATCATCATATGGCTGTGCAATTCTCAAAATAAAATAAGAGAGGAACAGACATGGACACAGTGATTCAATTTACACCAGCACAATTGATTGCAAGCGTTGATACATACGCAAGCGTGTATGTATGTTATATGGCGACATAATAAGGCGGTGAAAGTATGGATATAATTGACTTTGACAAAATGACCGAAGAAATAGAAGAAGTCGCTAATAAATACGGCTTAACTATTGACTTTGGCAAAGGCACGATAGGTCAAGAAGTAGAAATCACGCTTGAATTACGCAAGGCGGTGAAGAATGAGTTTTGTGAAGAATATAAATATTTGCCTAAATGCGAGTTGGCTAAAACGGAAAAGCCTTTACTACGAAAAGGGACTAATTCGGTATAAGGCGGTGAAAGTATGACAGACAAAGAGGCAATTTCTAACCTAAACCAAATTTACGGCTTTGTGTCATCCGAAATACAACAAAGTCTTGATTTGGCGATTAAGGCTCTTGAAGAAAAACCGCAAGGCGAGGAGAACTAATGACAGACAAAGAAAAGGAGTAGAAAAATGAGCGCAGAAGTAATTGTTAGTTTTATATCGCTTGTTGGTACGCTTGCAGGTTCATTGGCAGGTATTCTTGTGAGTAACAAACTTTCTACTTATCGCATTGAACAGTTAGAGAAGAAAATTGATAAGTATGCGAACAATGTTGATGAGATCAGGGAACGGCTTGTTATAGTAGAGCAGAGTACAAAGTCGGCACATCATAGAATTGATGATGTTGTTGCACAATTAAATATTCACGAAAACCGAAAGGAGTAACAGTATGACAGAAATCGTTTCAATTCCAGCAATCGTAATCGCTTGCTATCTTGTAGGCGTAGGTTGCAAAGCCGTAGGTAATGCAAAACTCGATAAGTTCATTCCTACTATTTGCGGTGTTGTCGGTGGCATTTTGGGTATTGCCACATTCCTTACTATCCCGAATTTTATTCCTGGCGATAATTGGGCGATTGCACTCGCAACAGGTATCGCTTCGGGGTTTGCGGCAACAGGCGTAAATCAGGTTATCAAACAGTTCAGCAAGGGGGTGTAATCTATGGGGAGTTGTTGGAAGCAGATAGCAAAAGATTATTTGTGGGCGCAGGTCGGTGAGCCTTGCGGTAAGAGTTCTAAATATGCCCGTGAAATGGACGCAATTCATTTCTATAATTTCCCGAAGGACGGCGCAGCCAATTCTTGTGCTTTGTTTTGCGACAATGCCGTGCTTCATTCTTGCACCGAGCCGAGTTATGACGAAGATCCCGAGGGAGCGAAGTGGACCGCACTCGCGGCAATGTATGAGCCTCAGAGCGCCGGAGCAAATGACTGCGCCGGCTGCGCCCAGAAGATAAGACAGTTTAAGAAAAATAATGCGTGGTTTACTGATCCCAGTGACTTTTGTGAATTGGATGAGATTTTTTTCGGCAATTCAAAATACGTCTCAGATATTAACCCACTCGGCGCTTATCATACGGGCATGATCGTCTCCTGGGGATATATCGAGGAACTGGGAACTGACGGCTTCACATATATCGACGGAAATACGACATACGAAGGCAAAAGTGGCCGAGTAGGTTATCATTATGTTGCTTACGGTGACCCGAAGATCATCGGCGCGGGTCGACCGAATTGGGATGGCTGGGAGCCTGATGAAAGTGTTGAAGCTCCAAAAGAAGACGAGAAGCCCAAGGAAGACTCAAAGCTTGATCCCGATCCGGTTGACGATCTTCCTCAGTCTGTCGGCATCGACATGGACATCATCCAGATCGGCGACAAAGGGAACCAGGTCGAGACCCTTCAGATCTTGCTCAACGCTTTCGGCTATTCCGATCAGGATGGCAACAAGCTGGTCGTTGATTCGATCTTCGGCTCGCGTACTGATTACGCTGTCAAAGTGTTCCAGGAAAAACATGACATAGAACCGGACGGAATCGTCGGGTTCCAGACATGGACCACATTACTCAAATAAAAAGATCAGTTCATTGGTCATATATTTCTCCGTAAAGAATTAGCCCGTGGGTTCGCAGCGCCCGCGGGCTTTTTCTTTTGGCTGAAAATAAAAGTCATGTATAAAACCATGTACTCGCCAAACGGCTAAACCGTGAAAGCCTTATTATCAAAAGGCTTGAAGTGGTGGAGCATACGGGACTTGAACTCGTTGCGGTGAGTTTTCCCGTGGACTGAAAACTGCCCCAAAGTGCCTATTTTTAGGGCTCTTTCATTTTTCGCCCTTGTGGTTGTCGTGTGAAAAATTCACAAAAGTCATGTACAAAGTCATGTACTAAACTTGAGAACGAAGGCGCTCAAAAGTCAGATTGATGACCTCGGCAGCGTTCTCGATCTCGCCCTTGATCTCATGCTTATATGTTCCGAACGTGTCCATTCCTGCCTCGGAGTGGCCGACCAGCTCCCTGATCGTTCCTTCACTGAGGTGAGTCTGTGAGCTGACGATCGACACGAACGTGTGGCGGAGCGAATAGGGCGAGCCGGGAAGGTCCCGCTCAGCTGCGAGCCTTCGCCATTGTTTCCTTGCCGTGCTTTGTGAGGCTAACCCTCCGGAGCCGTTGCAGAAGATCCACGGAGTCCCGAAGTTGTTCCTGTGGTTCCTGCTGATCGTTTCGCGAATGATCTGCTCGGCTAGTGCAGGCATCGGGACCGCTCGCCGTGCGTTCTTGTTCTTTCCTTCCGTGATTTCTCCCATACTGTTTACGGACCTCCGAACATAGAGGACACCCTTGCCGACATCCTTCTCCTGAAGCGCGTAGCACTCGCCGGGGCGGAGTCCACACAGAAGCATTACACGAAACGCGTCAACATAATGAATATCAGGAGCAGGCTCGAAGAGTCTGGCGATCTCGGAGGGCTGCAGGATCTCGCGCTCGTTCTTCGGGTGTCCTTGTGGAATATATAGATCACCACGCCAGTCATCACAGTAATAATTTTTATATGCGAACTTATGAAGGCCGACGATCACCTCGCGCAAATTTGCGAGGGTTTTCTTTGATAATGTTTTAATACCCCGTTTTTGCGGTCTGGCTTCGTTTATGACGGCCTGCCAGTCCCTCAACGTTAAATTATTCATTTTTGACCTTCCGAGTTCAGGAAGGATATACAGACGGGCATAGGACTCAACACGCACCCACGTCGTTCTTTTTCCGAGTCTCGCCTCGATGTCTCGGAGGTATAGATCGACACAGTTCTGGACTGTGATCTTCTGAACCCCTCCGAATTCGAGCCAATCATCGTATTGAGCTGTGACCTCACGCTTGCCCTTTATTCCGGGAGTGGAAGAGTAAAAGCTCTTTTTGATGCCGTTATGCTGTCCCTGGATGATCCAGAGCTTCCGCTTTTTGTTCCAGTTAGCCGTTGCCATTGTCTTGCTCTTGTTGTGCTCTTAAATAATCAGCGTAACTCTTCAGCTTGGCGATGTTTTCGGAATTGAGGCCCTGCGTCAAAGGGACCTCACTGGTCTCAACGAGAACATCAAGCAACTCGCCCGGAGTTGTATGCAAAGCGTTGGCCAGATCTGGGAGCTTATCAATCGAAATGTTGTTTTTACCTTTTTCGATGGCGCTGATCGCAGCCCTTCCCGCAAAGCCTGACTTTTTGGCAAGTTCCTCCTGAGTCATTCCTTCCGATTCCCTCAAAAGTCTGATTTGTTCACCTAATAACTTTAGTTTTTCGTCGTTCATTTGTAGCCCCCTTTATTGCTTGAATTATAGGGCAAATATTACAAATGTGCAACAAAAGGCGACAAGTGTCAATTCTGACTTGACAGTGTTGAGGCAAATTGATAAGGTAAAGGTGTCAAGCAGAAATTGACAGGAAAGGAGGAAAAACTAAATGATCGATTATGCAAGACTTAAGGGCCTGATGGCTGAGCGAAATCTGACTGTCGTCGAGCTTGCTCATATATTAGGGGTATCACGTCAGACAGCATCTGACAAAGTAAACGGCAACACAAAGATCACGCTGACAGAAGCCC